TGTAATGATTCCACTTTTCTTTTAAACCCTTCTTATCTTCCTCTGACAGCTTACTCCATTGTTTAAAACTATCGCTTTTTGTACTACGATTCTTGATACTGTCTATCCCTTCCCAGAATTTATCAAAAGAAACAGAATACTTTATTTTTTTATTAGTATAATTATTAGGTTTAAGTATAGGTATAGGTATAGGTATAAGTGCTTCGTTTTTGCTCTCGTTTTGCTTGGCGTTTGCTTGACCGCCTCTTTTCCCAGCTTCGCTCCTTATTTCATGGAGTTCATTAACCCTTTTCCACTCCTCTCGCTGTGCTTTTTGGTAGTAGCAGTTATCTTTATCCAATATAAAAAATTTTTTTAATATCTTGTCTACTACTTTTTTTGATCTTTCATCATGGGCTTTGCTGATCTCGTAAATTTCTTCCTTGTCATTGCATAAAAGAGCTTTTGATTCCCATGCAAAGCAAAGCAACCTCCAGTAAATTCCCAATTCTTCATTCTTTAAATTGACAGTATTGGCAATAAAGTCATTGACCCTGACAGGCATTGAAAAGATTTTATCATTCATGCATCATCTTTTTTTTCAAACAAACCTTCTATTTGATCTGTTATATAAGATGGGGTTTTATAAAGCAAATGGGATATGGAAGAATGAGGAGATACGCCATTTCTCCCCAAAAAACGACCTATCATTTTTTTATTTTTTATGATTTTATTAAAAGCAACATGGGAAAAGTCCACCCTTGCTCTCACAAACTCCTGTTTCTTGTTTTTGCTTATTAAATCCCCCCAAGTGATGTTGTGCTTTTGGCATATAAAAGCAGCCAACACCCTAAAAGATTGAAGGGCTTTTTCGGTGGGGATTCTTTGATAGGTCCTTGTTATTTTCTTTGGAACAGGATCAATTTTTCTTAAACTTTGCAGTAAATCTTTTACTTCTTTTATTTCTTCTTGACTTAATTCCATTATTTTAAATCGTAGAAGTCATTAGCAGATACTTTTCTTTTCGTCAGTTTAAAAATTTTCTGCATCATTTCTTTTTCTCGTGGAATATTTGTTCCCACACAATATCCTCGAAGTTTCGCTATCGGATTTTTAATGGTTAATTCAAGCAATTTTGCCAGTTCACTATACCTAATTCCCTTGGTTTTACGCCATTCTTCTAATTTCATATAATATTTCTATATTATTTGTTTGAAATAACAAGAGAATAATATAAAATGATTATAGAAAGGTTAAAATGGATACAAAAAAGGTAACTAAAATGTTCAGAGGAAGGGTGGATATTCGCTCATACGAGGTGAGTAAGTTTATTGCGAAGGGCGGGGTTAAGATTGAACATGATGGTCAATATATGATTTTGTCGCCAGATCAACTAAAAAAAGGTGAAGTGCTGACTAAAAATTTAAGGAGCAAGTTCAATGACCAAACCTATGACCTTCATTCATACATTTGGAAACCCATTAATGAAAATCAAGGTCAATTAGTATGAATAGTTGCTGTAAGTGTGATAAAGTTGCTGAAGTTAAACATCAATTTAAACACCCTAATGCAAAATACCCTACAAGAGTATGGTATTGTCATACTTGTTATGAATTAAAATATCCTACTTTTACAAAATGCTGCATATGTAATGGTCATGCTGATCCTGATACAAAAGTAAAAAAAAACTGGTATTGCTATGATTGTTATAGAATTAAATTCTGCACCACCGATAAGGTAAAAAAATATAGACCTTGGGTAGTATGGAATTTTACACCAGTTGATGATAAACCATTTGGATAAACTATGAGTAAAAATAAATTAAAAGAATTAGAAAAACAGTATGAAAAAATGTCAAAGCCATTTAAAGCTGTGAGTAAAAGATTAAGTAAGTTTAAAAAATTAACTTGGGAAACTGAATCCATAGTAGTGAATGAAGATTCTGACTATAGGTTTCAGGACCACTTGGATGAAATTAAAACAATAGAAAAGATAAATAAATAATGCCAACAGGAAAATATGAATTAGATGGAAGATTGCTACCTGGCACTACGACTATTATAGGTAAGTTTAAAAATAGTGGTGCTTTAATACATTGGGCTTGGAAACAGGGTATGGACGGAATTGATTACCGTGAAACACGGGATCAAGCGGGGGAACAAGGAACTTCCGTTCATTACCTTGCTGAATCCTATATTAAGAAATGGAGTTATGAAGAACCTACTGATGAAAAAGTCATCAAGGCGTTTAATAAGTTCAAGGAATGGTGGGATAAGTTTGTCGAATAAATTTGAAATAATTTGGACCGAAAAACAAATGGTATCCAAAAAATATTTGTATGGTGGTTGTCCTGATCTTTTAGTTAAGAAATATAACAAAAAAAAAGATAAAGACGAAATGATTTTAATAGATTTCAAAACAGGAAAAGCTATCTATGAAGATACAGTAATTCAGTTGGGTGCGTATGGTCAACTCATTAAAGAAACAGATAATATTGATATTGATAAAGCTATTATAGTCAGGTTGCCAAAAGATAACAGCAAACTGGAGATTAAAGAGTTTTCTAAAAAAGATTTAAAGTTGGGGTTTGCCCAGTTTAAATTGTTTAGGAAAGGATGGGATAACCATGCGAAGATTGAAAGATTGTTTACCAAAAATAAAAGGAGTAAAAAATATGTTAACAGGTAAAGTAAAAGAAAAATACCAAACTGGAAAAGGGTTTCAGGGATTAATCATTGATGTAGATAACCCTAAATTCAAGTTCCCTTTGAAAGCATACGACAAGACTAATGAGCTGGGTGTTGGTGATATTCAGGTTGGACAATCCGTTGAGTTTGATTGGGAAAAAACTGACTTCGGGAATGTCATTAGCAACATTACAAGTTCAGGTGACAGCCCAACTCCCGTTGCACCACCACAAGATGATACGGATTTCAACTATGGGGCCAATGTAAAAAAAGAAACTCCAACTGCCTCTGGTCCTGAAGAAACGATGAAGATGCTGCAAAACATAGACACGGCTTTTGGTTTGATAGATAAATTTCCAAACTTAAAAAATTTAGATCAAGAGAATAAAAGAGCTGTCGCCATTTCCTGTGCAATCACACAATCAAGGGCTGATTATTTTAATAGTAAAAATGGTCAATAAGCCTAAAAATACTGGAAGAAGAAAAGAACATGATGTTGTGAATTGGTTAAAGCATCAAGGTATTCAAGCGTTTCGTGTTCCTGGAAGTGGGGCATTTCAAGGGTTGCCTGCCTGTGATGTTGTTGCAAAAATCGTACCAGATTTTAAGATGGAAATTGAAGTAAAGTATAGAAAGAATCCTCCGAAAGTTTTTACGGGTTGGATAAAAGGTAATGATGTTTTAATATTAATTCCTGAAAGAACCTCTATCCAAGAAAGTTTTTTCTTTGGTCCAATGAGAACCTTTCAAGAGTTTATTCTTAAAATTTCAGAACAAGATGAAACAATTAAGGAACTGGAAGAAAAGTTGAAAAAATATGAAAGCAAGGGGACCTAAAGATAAGCCTACGAGCAAGGATCGAGTTCTCACTTATCGCAAGTGCATGAACTATGAGGAGTGTAAAACCCAGTTTTACAGCGAGGGTAGTTATAATCGCTTGTGTAATATTTGTCGGAAAAAAGATGGTCAAACCTCTCACCGTATAAGTTGGTAATGTATGAATCTTATTACTGTTCTATGTGCAACCCTGTCCCTGATGTGTTCGAGTGTTTTTAATTGGGACTTTGAATATGATAATCGTAAAGAGTTTATACAAGGAATTAAGGATTGCATGATTGCCTATAATAGCATCCTACCAGAATTTGAACGCATCCCCATAGAATTGGTATTGGTTCAAGCCCTGCATGAATCGGGTTCGGAAGGTCATTCCAGATTTGCTAAAGAGGGAAAAAACTTCTTCGGCATCAAGGCGATGCACGGGGAAGATCATATTGTTTCCCTTGCCAATGCAAGCGTTAAAGTCAGACGCTTCACAAGAGGGTGCGATAGTGTTATAGCTTACACCGATTTATTAAATGAAAGTTATCATTATGAGGATTTTCGGGAGGAACGATTACACCAATACTTTGTGGATGAAATTAATATTGAAAAACTTATTGAAACTTTATCGGTCTATGCGGAAGATAAAAAATATATTTCCAAGCTAAAGGATATGGCTTACACCTTACGCAAGGAGGGGATTATTAATGAAAATAACTGAAGAACAAGTTGAAAAGAATTTAGAATACTTGACTTCTACTGATTTGGATGAAGCTGTATCCAAAGTAGAAAAGTTAAGACTAGAAAAAATGGAAAAAAATATTATTGGTAAGTTAAAAAGAGATCGGTTCAATAATTATAAATCCGATGTGGAAAAAACCACCCAAGCCTATGCGAGTGATGAATACGAACAATGGGTTAAGGATGTATGTGATGCTACACTAGAATATGAAACTTTAAATAATAAAAGAAATACTGCTGAACACTATGATTCGATGTATCAATCCATGATTAAGAGAGGGGCAGTATGATTTGGTTTCATGTTGCCGAGATTGCTTTATTGGTAATCATTATATTCCTGTTATGGGGGATTGGAGAGAAGATATATAAATGACAAAACCTATATTACAGATTGAAGAACTAGCGGAAGGTGGGGAAAACCCCAAGACTAAAGTGCAAGAGAAACCTGCGTGGGGAATAAAATTCTTTGACGGAGAGGAGAAGATGATGTTCAAATATAAGATGATAGAGTATCTCTCAATGGCATACAGAAAATCTGTCGGTCATTTTGAAAAAAGAACTGTTGTTACAACAAGTGGAAATTCCATTGTTGTTTGGTTGATCGTTTTTCAAGATGGTCGAAGTGGTGATCTTCTGCCGTCAAAAGATTTTTGCACCAAACTATCTGATGGACATATGCAAAGAAACCAGGAAGATGTAAAACAATTCCAAGCTCCAGAATCCCCTATCTTTACGGAATCCATTACCTCTCCAGAGGACAGAATAAAGGTGGATAAATTCAGGGATCAAGTGAAGGAAGAAGAATACAAAGAAGTAAGAAGAAAGGCTGCTGAACCACACCCCGATGCA